CGTAGAGTATTTGTTAATCCTAACTGCAAGAAGTTAATCAGAGATTTTGAGCAGGTATCCTATAAAGAGGGTTCAGTCCAAATAGATAAAACAAAAGACCTGAGTTTAACCCACGCCTCAGATGCTTTCGGGTATATGGCTGAAATAGAGTTCAGTCTTAATAGAGGCAAAATCGAAGGGCTAAAAATATGAGTAATATTAAAGATTTGATTGAAAATCCTCATCAAATTTATAAGCGTTATCGGGATTTATGGTTGTTCTTATTGGATAGTTATGAAGGCGGGGCTGATTATTGCAAAGGAGAAATCAAGTCGGGGACAGGAAGCCCCATGAAGAATTTTGTGCTTAAAATAGCAGGGACAAACATTGAACGGACAACAACAGGCAATCTTTTCGTCCATCCGAAAGAGAGAGATTGTGATTATTTGGAACGTATTCGGATGTCATATTACTACAATTTCTGTTCACCTATTATTGATATTTATACAGACCATTTATTCAAACAATCCATCAATGAGAATTTTAAAAGCATTGATACATTGATTCAGGAACGCAGAGAAAATATAGATAATAAGAATGGTTCAATTGGTGAGTTTAGGAAAGAGATGTCCGATATGGCCCAGATTTACGGGCATATATTTGTCATTACCGATTCTCCGCAATTCGCAGGACAGATTTATTCAATGGCAGATGTCATTGAGAATGGATTGTTGCCTTATTTTACCTTGCATCATCCGCAGAATGTCATCAATTGGGCGCTTGACCCATTCGGTTCGCCGTATTGGGTTTTAATCAGGGAAACATTTGATTTTAATATTGACCCTCTTAATTTTGATAAAGAATCGCTTGAAACAACCCTTTATCGTTTATGGACACGGCAAGAATGGATTTTATTCAACTCAGAATATAATGAGATTGGTCGGGGGACGCATGGGTTGGGGATAGTTCCGATAACCTGTGTTTTTGATAAACAGAGCAAGAAATTCCGTAACTTTTTGGGGATTTCATCAATTGCCGATATTGCTTTCATTGCCCGTGATATTTATAACTCTTGTTCTGAGTTAAAGCAGATTTTAAGAGATCAGACATTTGCAGTTTTAGCCATTCAAGGCAACGCCTCGGAATACGATGAACTATCCGTAGGCACATCAAAGGGTTTGTTATATCCCGAAGGTAGGAATGTCCCACAGTTTGTATCCCCGCCATCGACAAACGCAGAAACATATTTTAAACATATAGATAGGCAAGTTTCTAAAATATTCCAATTAGCAAAACTTGAAGGTGGTTCTGTTCAAACACCTGACCAATCAGCAGTGATGCAATCGGGAGTATCGAAGGCATGGGATTTTAACCAAACCAACAGCGCCCTATCAAAAAAAGCAAGCAATTTAGAAGATGGCGAGATGAAACTTTGGAGCATTTTTGCAAAGTTTGAAGGAAAGGAATTTGATGGTTCTATTCAATACCCGAATGAGTTTTCAATACAGAGTTTGAATGAGGATTTAGAAGAAGCAGAAAAGATTATGAGATTGAATTTAGGGACATTATTCAATCAAGAAATAAAGCAGGCGATTATCAAGAAAAAGTTCCCTCGTATGGGTGATAAAGATATTAAAAAGATGATAGACGATATGAAGGCGAAAGAAGAAACAATGGGGGAGACCGAAGGTAGTCGTCTTTTAAATAGAGTTCCATCATTATTCAAACAAGCAGCACAAAACGCCAACTTTGGCGGTTAACAAAGGGGGAGATATGGCAGAAGATACAAAGACTGATCAAAAGCAAGATGAAAAGTTATTACCGCAATCACAAGTTGATGCGATTGTTCAGGACAGATTGGCTCGTGAACGGGCGAAGTTTTCCGATTACGATGATTTGAAAAAATTTAAGACCGAACATGAAAAGCAACTTGAGGTGGCAACCCAGAAAGAACTTGAGGCAAAAAAAGAATATGACAAATTGAAAGAGGGTTGGACATTAAAAGAAAAAGAGTTTCAGACATTAGTTTCCAAGAAAGATTCAGAGATTACCGATATGAAAATCGGCAATGCTTTAATGGGAGAAATAACTAAGCAGAACGCCTATGCTGAAGAAACTATGGCTTTATTAAAATCACAGGCGGTATTCGATAAGGAAAACAACATTCGCATCAAAGGTAGAGATGCGAATGGGATGGAAGTAATGCTATCTATAGAAGATGGTATTAAGAAATTTTTAGAGCAACGCCCGCACTTAATTAAAGCGGCACAAAGGGCAGGCGGGGGAACGGGAACGGCAGAGGCCGGGACTGGTGCAGGAACTCAGGGAGATGACCTCAACTCCTTGAATGAACAACTCATGCTGGCACAACAAAGAGGGGAAACAAAAAAAATAAATGAGTTAAAAGTAAAAGTTAGGGCGCAACTTGCGCACCAAGGTATAAGAATCTAAAAAGGAGCATATAAAATGTTTAAACATCTATTGATTATCGCATTACGTTACCTAACGGATAATAGGGGTTTTGCAGATACAACTGTATCGAGTTTGACAGAAGCAGTTCCGACAATCGTTGCGGCAGCTTTATTGGAATTGGACGAGGGCAATGTTGTCCAGCCTTTGATTACTGAGGTTCCATTTCCGGGCCCAGGAGTAGTTCATTCAACGCCATTTATTCAGAGATTAGCAGCAGAGGCATCTGATGACCCAAGCAATCAGGCATTGACATCTGCAACAAGCGATGAAACTTCTCCTCGCTCAGCTACTGTCGGCGTTCACTCAGCATATGTTTCGCTTAAAGATATCGCCGCTTTGGGCGCTGTCGGTGATATGGCTGCTGTGGCAGGCCAATTAATCGGTCAATGTCTTGTGGTTCGTAAAGACCTTGACTTAGTTACATTGTTCACATCGTTTGGGACAGAACAAGGTAGTGCTTCAGGAGATACGACTTTGGCTCTGGCACCGGCTGACCTTTACGATGCTTATGGTTCATTAAGGACATATTTTGCACCATTGCCCTATCATCTTGTTATGTCTCCAAAGCATATATGGTCATCTGTCGGTTTGATTTCATTGTTTGATAATTCTCTTGATGCAATTCAGACAATGGGGCCAGGCACGGTAGGTGAGGATTTTGCACGATATGGTTTTGCAGGTATGGCTTTAGGTTTTACTCTTTGGGCTGATGCCAATATTGCAATGACTACTGATAATGGGACAGGAGCAGCTTTCTCACGGGCAGCTTTGAAGAATGTTACAAAGCGCGGGCTTGTGATTGAGATTCAACGCGATTCTCCGAATGTAGCAGACAATATAGTTGGTTCAGAGATTAGAGGTGAAAGTCTTTTACGCAATAAACACGGCAACGCAATGAGTTTCTATGCAGCTTAACTCTTAACAGAGGATAACTGAGGGTGGGGAGTTAAACAATGCTCCCCCCCTGAATCACAGGAAAAAGGAGAATAAAATGACAAAAGAAAAAACAGGAACAGTAAAGATGCAGGTATTAGAGCAAGAAAATATATTGCTTAAAAAAAGGTTGGAAGATGCTGAAAAGTTTGCAGCACAACAAAATATTCCCCATTTTGATAATTTAACTTCCGAGATGAAGAAGATAAGGGCAAAGAGCAGGCCAACATTGAACTCGATATTAGTAAAGGAAGTTATCGACCACAAAAACATCTCATTATGGACGAAGTTAGGAAAACGTATAGGCCCGATGCACCCCGATAATGCGATTCAAACACTAAATTTCTTTGCTGATTTGGGAATATTATTGACTGCTGATAGGCCGACAGATGAGGAAATAGAAACATATAAACAAACTACAGAATATAAAATGCTGGAAAAAAGAGAAAACGATAGGCGTATTACAAAAGATAAATCTAGGCGGTCGGGGCAAATTGAGAAACTTGCAAAAGAGATAGCTCTTATGTCGGGGACAACAGTTGAGGCTATTAATCATATATTAAAGGCGCACGAAGTGAAACCATTAAGAGAAATAAGGCAGTAAATTATGCCGGTTATCATCGACGAAGAAAAGAAATTAACCACGCCGTATTATAAACACATGATACGGTGTCCAGGCCATTATCTCATTCCACCGACGGTTGATATCTATTTGCGTGAACCAGTATCGTTATTAAAGCAATGTCGTGATTGGGTTGAACTTAAAGGGAAGAAATTCAATATTAGAAAAACGAGGATTGTTAAAGATAGATTCGGCAATAAGAAGATTGATTGGAAGAAACTTTATAGATTACGTAATGAGGGGATTGTCTTAAATCCACTTATTTCAGCAAGCGAGGCAATCGAGAGGATTTGGGATCCGATGAGTTTTCTTTGCCGAAATTGCGATAAGCGATGCATGGAAGGCAAAGGTAAGATTAATGAGTTTACAATAAAGAGGCTGAATGGTTAGTAATGGGGGTGAGATTTGAAACAACAATTTTTAAAAGGCAAGACAGATACCATACGATTGACGGTTTATCAGTATAACCGCCCACTTATTCCTACGACTGCAAAAATTACACTTTATAAGCCAGATGGAACTGAACTACAGGCACAGGCGAATGGTTCGGTTGATGCAACGACTGGCGAGATGACCTATGCCTTGACTGCTATTCATACGGCAGACCACGATTTGAATTATAAAGCAATTTGGGAATATGTTGTTTCTAGTATTACATATTATGAAACACAATTATTCGATGTAGTAAAGTCCATTTTATCAATCCCTATTACTGATGATGATTTATATAATGAATTGCCTTCATTGCGAAAAGCAAACACACAGGCATCAGGGACAGCAACTGGCGGGGCTTCAGGGACACTCATTGATACCACACGGCGTAAAGAAGTTGATGATTACTGGTCGGGTGGAAAGATAGTTATATTGGCAGGGACAAATGCAGGGCAAGAGAGAGATATTACTGATTTTGTGCAATCAACGGGAGTTATTTCTGTAACTCCTAATTGGGCGGCCACTCCCGATACTACAAGTATTTATCAGGTTGTCAAATCATTTTCAGCGCAGATACAAAACTCTTTTAATAAACTTGAAACGATGATTTACAACAAAGGCAAACGCCACGAATTGATTTTGGAAAGCTCACAGATAACCTTTCCATTAGTTTATCTTACATTAAATGCCATTTGTCTTGATTTGATGGATGATGAAAATGATAAATGGGACAGGTTGGCTAAAGAATATCAAGTTAAATTCGAGAAGGCATTTAATTCAATGGTGCTTGAATATGATACGGATGAAAGTGGTGCGATTGATGATGAAGAAGGACAAAAGAATCAAAACGAATTAAGAATTGGCAGAGCATAGTGGATAAGATAATAAATAGCCATATTGATATTTTGGAAGAACTTGAATTGCAACTCGATAAGATTATCGCACAGGAAATAGCACAAGTCGATATTGATGCCTTAGTAATAAAT